CATCAGGGTAGGAGTTGGCAGAAATAAATGAAGTAGAAGTCCATGCCGTAACGCTGTTGACATCGGAGTTCCAGATTCTTCCCCGAGTGTCCATGATGAAGGCGAACCCGTCCATGTGGGCGATGCCACCGACAGTAGTAAACCCCGCATTGCCAGGAAAGTCCGCATCGGCAATCTTGGTGACCGTACCGGCAGTCTGGTAATACCAAGCCGTAGAGTCGGTAGAGGCAATGGTAATTGTTGCAGTGCCGCTTAAATCGGTCTCTGTGATGCTTCTCGCCAACCCGGTAATCTTGGTGGTGTCGGCGTTGTTCGTTGCCAGTTGGGTAGCAGAATCGTAGATACTGGAATGAGTCGCTCCAAAGGCACTGATGATCTTGCTGGAAGCCCCTGTCCAGATCAGAATCTCATTACCGATGCTTCCAGCTTGGGGTGTCAAACCGGAAGCAGCGAAGCCCGGTCTCTTAACAAGGTAGCGTGTCTTTTGACCTGTGAAAGGGTTCGTTACCGTCTCGGTGAAGCAGTTAACAAAGCGCTGGTCTTTGTTGTTCGTGACTCCTGACTCTCCAACGATAGCCAGACCCACAATCGCAACACCGACCACACTGGTATGCAGGGATAGGGATGTAGGAGTAACAACACGGCTGTTGACACTTCCCGCAAGTGAGATGCGAAATGCCTCACTCATAGCTGATGTTGATCTCGCCCGCGTCGAATGTGTCCGTTCCTCCCGAGGTCGTAATGCGAACCCGGTCTAACATCGCTGATAGCGCTTTCCATCCAGCCGTCGCTTTGACTTGAACTGCATCGGCTCTCGCTACCAACCCCAGACACGTCCACCGGAAGGTGCTCGCATTCTCAAGGTTCAAAATCACAACCCCGCTATGCGTGCCAGCAGCGGCCATCGTGCTGCCGATAGGAAAACCCGTTGAGGCTTGCAATGAAGTCCCGCCGAGAATCTCAACCCCGGCACCCAGATAACTACTGGTCTCTATCCCGCCAGAGTCGCCTATCTGGATCAGGTAAACATCCGTCCCGGTCGTGGAAACCCCGGTAAAGTTGATCGTGATTCGCTTGGTGCCGGATGGAATGCTGGTGAAATCAATCGAAGTCCCGGAGGTCGAAGCCTGAGCCGTTCCAAGCTGGATACAGTTGAGCGTTGTCTTTAACGCTGCGAGTGTGGCCGGATCTCCCAGAATCGTATAGTGCAGACGATTCAGGTCATTCATCGTGTCCGCAGTAATTGGAGTGGTATTGTCTACATAGGTAGTATCAGCCAATTTTGTTCTCCAATTGTTCCAATTCAGAGCGCTCTATAGCGCACGCTTCGGTATGGATCTCCCCGTTCAGCAGGTAGTGGCACACGAACGCAGTTACCGGCATGTTTGCAACCTTCTCAAGACGCGCTCTAATTTCAGGCGTTACGTTCATCCGGGCCTCATCTGTAACGAACCCCTGGATTCAGAGGCTCTATCTATTCCGTTAACCAAGCTCAAAATCGCTTGATACTTCGCTTCCCATAACTGAATGCGGTCGTCCCGGCCTATCAGAATCGTTGCTTCGGCAAGGCATCCGAACAGGTACAAATCCGGGTTGTTGGTGAACAAGGCGTGAGCAACCGTTGATAGCGCACCGAGCTTTTTGTAATAGACGCCTATCATGGAATAACCGGAATCCGGGTAAGGCCCGAAGATAAAGTTACTTCTCTCCCGGCTCATAAACTGCGGCTTGCCAGTGGAAGTCCGTGTGCCGTAGTTGCTGTAAATCCACTCAGCAGTCCGGCCTTCCAATGTCTGAACGGGAGTCCCATCCACATAGGCGAACTTCATGGAGACGTAATCAGAAGGAACCGCAACAACCCCCGCCGTCATCACTTCACTGATAGCCGCTTCGTTGTCCTTGGTACGTGCCTCTCTGAAGATCCTCGCTTCGGCAATCGTGATGAGGTCGTCTATGGTGCTGGGGATACCGCCAGTCGTTGGAGTAGCAGCGTCAGACCCATACAACCATCGGGCTACGGCGGTCTGCAACTGTGCGTAGGTTGTGATTGCCATCAGCGCTCCATAATCAGGGTTCTAAGGTCTGTGGCAATCTTCGCTATCACATCCACCCACTTCTGCTTTTGCCGGTAGAGCTTCACCGATTTATACCAAGGCAAATCCTCACCCGTAACGCCGTAGAACCACCGTGGAGACTTGGGAGCCATCACCCAGCACTTCTTACCCAAAGCACCGGAGAGGTGAATAACAGCAGTGGTAACGCTGATGACCAGATCGAGTTCAGCTACCAAAGCAGCGGTGTCGTCGTAGTCTGCGGTTTGTGTAGCGTGCTTCCAGTGGTGTACCTGAATGCCGTGGTTTCTTTGTAGAACGTCCACCTCGGGGCAGTCCATGTACTGGAGGCTTACAAAGGTCGCGTCTTGTCTCAATATTGGTAAAAGATCGTCCAGTTCTACCGAGCGTCTGGCTTTTCCGGTGTTCTTGTTTCCACCCGTCCAGGTGATCCCGACCTTCAACTTAGGGCCTAAAGCGTCCAAAGCGGCCCGCCATTGGATGCGTCTAAGCGGATCGGCTTGCAGGTAGGGGGTTCCGGGGAATGCTTCTGTGGAGTTTCTGTAATACTGAGGGAGAGACCCAAAGGCTATCGCCCCGTCAAACTTCCTCAGTTTGTGTGTCTCTTTGTCGTGCAGCCAACCCAGCCGGTCCTGATACCGCGTGCCGTGCGTCTCCAGACCGAAGGAGCGTTTGAACAAGCCCCAGAGTTTCGGGTCGCATTCGAGGACAACTTTGTTTTGCTTGACCAGATCAGGAACGCAAGATGCAAAGGCGATTTCATCACCCAACCCCTGTTCGCCAAAGGCGATTAGAGATTTCCCCTCTATCCCGTTCCAGCGGGGAATCATCCCGTAAACTCGCTCCTTACGAATCTTCCCCATCCCTAAAGTAGCGTCGAAATCAGCCCAGCCCTCTTTCCAGTTCCGTAGAGAGATGTTCGCCAGCGAGCGGTTATAGAAGGCTTCCGGCATTCCGGGGTCTGACTGAATGGCCCTATTCAAGTGCTTTAGGGCTAGGGTCGGTTGAGCGGTGTTGTTGTAAAGTTGCCCCAAGTTACTGTGTAGAGCAGCGTCGTTAGGGTCCAGCTTCAAACCCCGGAAGAACAGCGCTTCGGCTTCTTCCAGATTTGCCCCTTCCCGGTAACAGATGCCCAGATTGTTCCAGGCCACGGCTAAGTCCGGTTTGATTTGAACGACTCGCTTGAGAAGGGCTTGAGCCATCCCAAGCCGTTCAGCGTCCACCATGATGTTCGCGGCCAACATCAGTCCAACCACGTCGTCGAAGTGATCGTTGAGGTAGGAAACCGCTTCCCTCATTGCCTCATCCAGTTGCCCCTTCTGCCGGAGGAATTCGCCCCTAGCTAATTGGGGCGGGACTTCAGGGGGTAGCTGGGCTTGAGGTTCAATCATGGGCGAGCATTAGGTGTCTGTGAGTCGTGCATTTGAGATAGCGATACTCGGGATCTTCAAGCTTCTTTGAGACCCTGTGCGCGTGTTCTTTCTTGTAAACGTCGATCCCCTCTTCAACCAGCCACTTCATTTGCAGGATGGTAGGAATGGACGCGTAGAGGACAAACTCCTGCTTGACCCCACGCTTCCAGACTTCGGGTTCGTTGGCGAGAACCTTGTTCTGCTCCAATACCGGCCCCGCGTCTCCAATGGACTCAAAGGTCGAGTCTCCAGTGTCGGAGTCGTAGTGATGGTACTGAGCAATGCCGTTTAATGCGTCGTAGGCAATTAGTTCTTTGGATTGCATAGCAAAACGGAGAGGCTTGTTAGGCCCCTCCGTCCCTAGTGGTTACGGCGTAACGTCTGAAATCTTGCCGCTGGAAGCCGGGTTCCTTGCAACGAGGGTGTAAGCCACGTCGATGAACCGTTTCATTGCCGAACCCGTTCGGGCAATCTCTTTCTGATTGACCGAGCGGAGATACGCAACGCTCCAGTAGTCCATATCCAGCACGAACACAGTGCGGTTGCGCTGGTTACGGTTTGGTATAACCCTGTGTTCCCCGAAGTCGGAGACATACAGGTCAGCCGCACCGATGATCGCAGTGCCCTTGGAGGTCTTGCCCGCCTCACGGTAGAGTGTTGCTATACCCGTAAAGCCAGACACCACCTGTTTGGTAGCACCGCCAACCATGATGATCTGCGGGTCGCCACCAGACACCCAGCAGTTTTTGATAACCGCTTTCAAGGCAGCTACGGTGAACGCATTGGTGGAGCTTGAATCCGTAGGGCCACCCACCACCAGGGAAGCAAACGAAGGCGTTGTAGCCTCTGTGCTGCCTACTGATATTGAGTTGCCCAACGTCGCAGCCGCCAAGGTGTGACTCGCGCCAACACCAGACGCAACACGGCTACCCCACAGCCACGACTCAAGAGAGCCAAGCTGACGGGCTACCGTCGCTGAACCAGCGCTC